ATGATATCGTAGACGGTCGCCGGAACTCCCGCTGTAACAACGCCAGTACCGAAGTAGATGTCGCCCGCAGCGCCGTTCAGGGAACCGGCTGTAGCTACATAGGCATCGTTGATGCGCAGATACGAGTTGGTCGTCAGAACGGCGGTCTGGCCGTTAAGCGTAACGGTTTCCGTAACGGTGTTGTAGTTCGCATCAAGTCCAGAGATGTAAACGGTGCGAGCGCCAGTCCCGGCAGCCGTGTCGTTTGCATTCGCCGAGCTAACCTTCATCTGAAGGGCATTATTCGGAAACGCCAAAAGCCCACCATAGGGCCAGACAGTCTCAGAAGACGTGTCGATGTCGGAGTTATAGCCAAAGATAACAATTGGCTGATGCCATGCAACCTGACCGCGAGCAACCTGAAGGTTGAACGGTTCTGTTCTGCCAAAGCGAGAGATCGACGAGATTTCTGACATGCCGACTCCTTAGCCGTAGAAGACGGTTAAGGACGCAAGATTGGTCATCGCAACATAGACGTTGGACGAGCAGAGGATCCCGTCACCGGGAACCGTAACATTGCCGTAACCGCTCGCCGGGGTCGCAATCGTGAGAATGGTTGTGCCGCCAGAGCCACCGTCCTTTACGACGATAGAGCCAGCAGAAGCATTTGCAGTGTAATAGATGCCACGAACGCGGGCGGGGCTGCCAACAACGGTGTTGCTGGATGTAGCCACATTGGCCTTAACGTCGCCGAGATAGAGAGCCATATCTGCCTCCTAAGTTAAAGGACGGGGCCGAAGCCCCGCCTATTACGAGGACGAGATAGCGCCCGCTGTGTCAACGCGCAGCCAAGCTGTGCCGTTCGAAAATGCGATGATCGGAGCGCCGTTACGGCCATTGCTCACGTAGATCATGCCGCCGGTGCTGAGTGTCGCATCCGGAACTGTGGCCACGGTGAAGGTGTCGGAGACCTTGACGGGGCCGGAGAATGTGGTATTCGCCATTGGATTTATCCTTGCAGGATGTTGCTCCGTAGTCTCTGCAAGCGTCTGCCGGGACAGTCTATCGGAGCCGGGTTGCCCGGTCCACCTGATTCAGGGGATACCTAAATTCTACCACAAACAAAAAGGCCCCCGAAGGGGCCTTTTCGCTAGATCGTTGTGTCGGATTAAGCGCCGGGCGAACCCCAGATCCCGAGGGGATCCGAGACTCCGTAGGAATACCTTTCTCGCGACTTGTACCGCACGTTGCCCGTATCGAAGTCGCCGTCCATGCTGGTAGACAGCGGTGTACGGACGAAGTGCTTCATGCCGTTCGGCACATCCGTGATCAGGTAGTACGAGTCGGTGTCGGTCAGGTAGTGGTTGACCGAGTAGCCTTCCGGAATCGTACCGTTGTTCTTGATCGCGTTGATGTCGTTGTCGGCAGTCGCGGTGCGGAGTTCAGTCTCCAGCAGGCGGGTAGCCACGAACATCAGGTTCGGCGGGACGATCAGCTTACGCGGGCGAGCCGCGATGAGCAGACCACGCTCGTCCTTCCAGCCAGCGATCTGGATAACGGCGGCCTCAAGCGAGGTCTCGTTCAGATCAGCCGGTGTGGACTGCGTGTTGCTGTTCGTACCACCGGACACCAGCGGGTGAGCGGTGTTGAACAGCGTGACGCCGTCGCCAGAGGTGAAGGCACCGCCAGAGAAGCCGTTGTTCAGCGGATAAGCCGCCTTGACCTGCTTCGTGTAGGCCATCGAGCGAGCGAGGGCCTTGGTGTACCGCGAGGACAGAGAGTCGTACAGGTTGTCTTCCATCGCCTCTTCGGTGATGGAGAAGCCCATAGCAATCGTCTCGTGGTTGTAACGAGCAGTCCAGACTTCCTGAGCGTTGTCGTAGGCGATGGCAGAGCCTTCGTTCTTGACGGGGGCAGTGCCGAAGCCAGACAGCTTCAGTTCCTCTTCGAACGAGCGCTCCGAGGTCTCTGTCTCGTAGATAGCCTCGTCCTCGTTCTCGTACTTCTTGTACTCAAGACCGAACAGGGCGTTGAGGCCCGGGAGCAGTTCCTTGAGGAGTTGTGCGCGTGAAATAGCCATTGTTCAGATTCTCCTATTACACGCCAGTCGGGTTCATGTACGAGTGACCGTAGGTCATCGTAACCGACGCATTCGAGCTATTGCTCGAAACGGCGGCGGGCATGTTCCACTTCACAAGGATGTCAGTGTATGCGTCACCGACGGTAGACTCGGGACCGTCCACGAAGCCAACGATGCGCAGCGGCAGGGTGGCAGTCGTAGCGATAGACGCGGCGTCAGCCGACGTCTCGGAGTTGCCGGTGGCTGTGTCACCCGAGAAGGTGCTGAAGCCAATGTTGGCACCGAGATCGGTCTGAGCGACGGCGTCGTCAGCCTGAATCTGCATTACCACATCCGGATCGTCAACGACGTAGGCGTATGCGTCGGTGGCGACTGTGCCGGTGGGCCAGTACTGCTTGAAGATCTTGTACTTCAAGTTGGGGTCTGTGTACGTGCAACCGACGAAAACGCCGACCACGCCGGTAGCCGCCACATTGGATGTGCCGGTATCAGCGATTACGACGCCCGAAGCGTTGACAGACACAGGCTGACCGTAGAAGATGTTGGCCGCATACGCATTGTTGATCTTCACCAGACGGGTCGAACCAGCATAGGGCTGACCGCCGATGAGATTCACAGGGCGCAGGCCATACGGCGTTGCTGTAGAAGCCATGTTATCTTACCTCATTGTGGGCGAGGTTATCCCCGCCCCTTGCCAAAAGTTACCCGCGTAGAGATCTCCGGACGAACCAGAGGCATTCGCGGATCGTTTTCACGCATGAAGTTGTTCTCCACGGAGGTCATCTGGCTCTGCGCATGCTGACGATAATAATCGTCGCGCTCGGCCATCGTTTCCTCGGGGGCCTTGCAGAGCAAGAGACCACCAACCTCAATGTTGTCCTTAAAGTCCGACTTGCGGTCCCGAAGGACGGTAATCTCGGGATGCTCTTCAGCCTTCACAGGCTCCCATCCCTGACGGAACTTCGACGAGACGTTCGTGTTATCCGAATTGTTCAGCGTCGATGTGCGGATCCAGCGGTAACGCCATCCATCCGTTTTATCAGGCTCGGGAAGAACTGTGGGCGGTGCCCAAGACTTCTTGCGCGAAGTTGCTTCGCGGGTTTCGCTTTCGCGGGGTGTGCGCTTATCCATTCATGGACCTCAGTTTCTCAGCAGCGTACTGCTCGATTGTCAGCCCGAGGCGCTTAGCGATGGCGACCTCAGACGCGGATAGTTGAACCTTGCGTGGCGGGGTTGTGCTTCTTTTCACTGGAGCTACCACGACGCTCTGCTTCTGGGGAGGGGTCCTGCTATCCTCGTCGTCCTCTTCAGAAGCTATATGCGGATACCGCTTTTGCAGTTCCTTATCGAGCCTGTCCCAGTACTCGTCCGTCTTGGGATCAACGCGATCAAAAACCACGAGGCGGTCATGGACGTGCCGGGCAAAATCTGTCATCTCCCGGTCGCGGCCAAACCACGTATTCTTTTTCGCCCATGCCAGAGTCTTCTGATCCGGCTGCGGGGGCGGTGTCTGCGGCACATACTGCGGCTCTTCCGGTTCCGGAGGAGCCTCCATCTGCACCGGGCGGAAACCCTTTACCTTGTCCGCCTCGACTGTAAGACGCGCGATACTCTTGTGCGCCTCAACCTGCTTGTCCACATCGCCCGTTTCAACAGCTTCCTTCAGAAGCTTCTGGGCGATCTGCAACTCAGTCTGAACCCGGGTCTCCATCTGGTCGGCGATAAGGGCCTGACCGGAATGGAGCGCTCGCCTCAACTGAGCGTTCTCGTTGTCCCTCCGCTTGACGTAGTCAACGAGGGCCTGCTGCTGGCGCTCTAGCTCTTCCTTCGCACGGCGTTCCTCATGGAACTCGTACTTCAGCTTGCTGATGCGCTTCTTGACCTTGTCGCTGTACTGTGAAACCTCGTCCTCGTTCGGGAGGTCGGGCTCGCCAGTACGGCGGGGTCTGTTCTTATCTTCAGGCGGGGTGTCGTCGATCACCTCCACCTGAAGATCCGTCTCCTTACCGGCACCCTTGTCCGGTTCAGAAGACTTCACGGCTTCGACTTCGCCGCTTACCTCAAACTCGTTTTCCTCGCTCATGCCCGCTCGATCCCATCAGGATTTGACAATGTCGCCTCAACAACGTCGTCGTTGATCAGGCGAAATTCCTTGCCGCCAACCTTGAATCGGGTGCCGGAGTAAGCCCGGAACATCACCCAATCCCCTTCTTGGCAGTAAGGCCCCGCTGGGAAGCGGTCGGGGTCTGAAAAACAATCAGGCCCCATGACGAGGACTTGGCCAACGATGCTGGCCGTCTCCTCTTTCGTCTTCAGGACATCAGGCCGGATGATCCCGCCCTTTGTCTTCTCCTCCACCTCCGGAACCGCGATAAGAATCCGGTAGCCCTTGGGCGAAGGAAGCTTGTCAAGAATGTCTTTCGACAGCTTGCTTTCCGAGTACATGCACATTCCTGTGTGTTGCGCCTTGCGGCGTGGTTGCCATCTTACGATGTAAGCCAATGATACTACACGGAAACGATATACCCAAAATTACTCAGCGTCCCTCTGCCTCTGTTCGAGGTCCAGAATGTCGCGCTCGACCATCGCAAGACCGGATATCATGCCGGTCAAGTGGCGATATTCGGCGAAATCCCTCGCCGAACCGAGAGCAAGATCATCCGCCAACTCATTCATCTTGTTGCGGATTTTCTGTTTGATCACATCAAGCTCAGTCATCAGAATCCTCTCCGAAGAGAGTCGCCAGCCTGACCGACCACTTTAGCCGCCTCAAGCGCGATCTTGTCTTCCTTATACTTAGCGTCCGCTGCCGCCTCTGCTGCCTTAACCTTGACAGCTTCTTCCTTGATGCGTAGCTCTTCACGCTGCATGATGGTGAGCGGATCATTTTCCTCCTGCTGCTGCTTCGCCAAAGCCTGCTCCTGATTATGCTGCTGGAGAAGTCGATCAGCGGCGACAGATGCAAGCTTGGCCACATCATTCTGGATATCCGGCGGAAGCTGCTCGCCCTGCTGCGGGAGGCTGACACCAAGCTTCAGTTCAAGCTGGCGACGATACGAGAGAGCGAAGTGTTCCGCAAGATGCTGCTGCATGGCACCAGCAAACGCTTGAGCGTTCGGGTTCTGGGACATGAACTGCTGGTAAACCGGATCCTGCATGAATGCAGTGTGAACCTTGATATGGGCATCATGGTCCTGATCCGGGAACACAGTGATCGGCTTGCCGGTCATGGCCGTCATGTTCTCTGTGACGGGGTCCATAGACACGGGCGGCTGCTGCGACTGAATGATCAGATCGACATTCTGCACGTTCAATGCGTGGAGCATCTGCCTGTGAAGAAGCTCCATATTGTACATATTCGGCGGCGCAGTCTGAGCAAGCTGCATCGCCGCCTGATACTGCATGACCTTCTGTGCCATTGTTGCGGCGTTGGGGTCGGAAACAGGGATAATGTCAACCCGATCATCGAAGTCTTCTGTCCTGCTGAAGTTCTGCTGTTCGGGGTTGTCGGAGACGACGTACTCGTACTCAGGCCCCATGTATTCCTTGACCACGTCAGCGATAAGCTGGAACTCGCGGCTGAGCGAATCGTGTACACGCGCCTGAACGGCAGACATGACCTTCATCGAACGCTCAAGGAGAGCAAGGGTTGTGCCGACGGGAGCCTCGGGGTTTGCGTCTCCAACATCCATCTCGGCGATAGAACCGATGCGGCGACCCTCATCAACGAGGTTGCCGAGAAGCTGGTAAAGAACGCTTGAGGGTTCTTTGTACGGAAGGAATGTGATCGAGTCGCGGATAGAACCGGAGGCAACATCCACATCGCGGAACTCGCCCGGCATGATTGGATTGTCGTCGCCCTTGATCCTCAGTCCCCGCGCCTTGAGTCCTCCCGGAAGGTTTGACAGAGTGCCAGCATCAACAAGTTGCCGTAGGATTGACGTAGCACTTTTAGCGATTCCGCCAATAAGGTGAATGAGTCCCGTGCCGTAGAAGCCAAGGCCCGGCAGGTATTGGTAATGAACGAAATACTGCCGCTTCTCAAACTTGTCATCGCCTTCCCGCCAATTGCGCCGCACAGAAAGGATCTGGCGGCTGGATTTCTCGATTGTCACGACATACGGAAGCTCGATCCCGTCTTCGTTCTCAAACCCCGGAAGGTCGAGATCGACACACATCTCAAGGATCGTGTGCCGGTTATCGTCAGAGAATGATGGGGTCTCGCCCTTTACCTTGTCGTACTTCTTCTGCAAGGTGGAGTAGTCCGGAGACGGGGTCGGAATCTCGATGTCCCGGTAGAAACCACTCACCTGTAATTTCCGAAGCTCGTTCGGGTACATTCGCGTTACGTGTGTGTAACGCGGGCAAGCGGCGAGATCTGTTGTGCCGTATGCAACGACGAAGTCCTCCGCAGGCACGAACACGGCTGCGGGGCGGGTCGTCATCTGGTCGTAGTAGATCTTCCGGAAGGCAGAGCCAGCCAGAGGTAGACGGAAGAGAAGCTGCTCCGTTTCGGAACGGTAGTCGCGCATCTTCTCGGTGACGATGAAGTTCATCTCTTCCTGAACGCGGTGAGCCTGCTTCAGGAGTTCGTCGTTGGCCTTTCCAACGATCTTGGTACGGACGGGACCGGAGGCGGGAAAGACCTCCATGATCGTCTGCGCCTGAAAGCGAATCACGGCCTCAGTGAGGACTGGATGGTATACGCCGCAAGCGCCCGGCCACGGGATTGTACGATCTTCAATCTTCAGACCCAGAAGATCAAGGCCCTGAAGGTATGCCTTCTCCCAATCGGCGCGGGTGTTTACATCGTCCTCAAATGAGGAAATGAGATCCTCGGCGAGCATCCGAAGATCACCCTCGTCCATGATCTCTGCCAGATTGGCGGCATGCTCCTCCGGGGGAGCCAGATCCTCATCGGGGCTGCCGAAGTCAACGGTCACACCACCGTCCTCCATCGGCGTCACATTCGCCCCGAGATCCTCGGGAGGAAGCTCGATGTCGATGTCGAGGGGAGGTGTTTCCGGGGAAATCGGGATGTTGGGCTCAATCATGTGATGTCTTTCTCTTTCGCCCCATTATATCAATAGAACGCCTCTTTGCGGAACTTCGGGGTCTCGATAACGTCGTCCTCGTCGGTGGGAATAATAAAGCCGCCCTGCCGGAAGCGCATCAGGGCCATCGTAACCGCGTCCACATAGTCGTCGTGGTCGCCGGAAGGGAATGCCGCACATTCTTCAACAACCTCCTCGGCAAACTGGTCATCGGGTGCCCAGACAACGCCAGACGCAAATATGTCCGTGATTGCGTTTACACGCACAATCTTGTCGCCCGTCGCCCGGGTAGGTGTAAACTCTTGGACCGGGATACCGGCATTCCTAAGCTCCGCAATCAGAGGGGCACCCGAAGCCTTCTTTTCCACGATGAACATATCAGGTTTCCAGTCCTTGTAATACTGGACGGTCGCAGCCTTTAGCTCGGGAAACTCAAGCTTGTCCTTCCA